CTCTGGGTCTAATACCAAAGCATCACGACTACGCATAAAGCGGTTAGGAACAATGCTGATTTGACCGAAGTCTGACTGATAGATGTCTGCACCAGCAAGGATAGTTGCTTGACCAGATACAGGAGCTTGATAGCGTTGAGCTGCCAAACCTGTGAAGCCAGAAACTGTCTGCTTGAGAGCTGGAGAAACCATCAATACTGAAGGTGTACCACCAGATGCGAACACTTCACGCACAACTTCTTTCAACATAGCTTCTGTGAAAGTACGAGTTGTATCAGCATCAACACGAGCTGAAACACCGATAGTTGTAGGGTCAGCACCAGCAGTAGTTGTACCAGCACCTACTGAAGTGTTTGTCTTGATGAAAGACAACAATGATGACATCTTACGAGCTGTGTTAGTACCGTTACCAGCAACTGCAGCTTGGTTAGCAGTAATGATAGTCTCGATATCACGCTTGATTTCAGCAGAGGCTTTAGCCAACTGATAAGCCTTCTCAGACTTACGACCAGCCTTGTCTACTGACTCCAAAGTGCCAGAAACTTGAACTGTTTTACCAACGATTTGTGTCAAGTTGCCAAGACGAGTTGTTGGTGACATTGTTGCAGAAGTAGCATCAGCACCTTCAACTAAAGCGTTAGAAGTAGTAGCTGCAGCCAAGCTGTCAGTGCTCACTCGTGGTTTACAGCAGTAGCTTTAGTCTTACCAATGATGACATGATTGGTGTATCTGTTGGAGTAGATGTTGTAGATTACATCAGATAAATCTTCACGCTGACCAACAGCGTCTATATTTTGTATATGTAGGCATTTCTAATTTCCTTTAAATAAATTTTTCAAAAAGTTTAGCAGCGTCTCGCTTATTGCCTGATTGCTTCAGCTTCTGAAACTGCTTTTTAGTTGCTTCTTGCTCAGATGTTCCCTGTGGTTGAGATGCACCAGAGCGTAAAGTCTTAGGAGCTTCTGATACCTTTTTAGTGGCTACAGACTTGCCCTTCATCAACTTCTCATATTGCATAGCCTTGTAAAGCGTTTGGACTGCTCTAGCATCATAAACATTCGCAAGTTCTTGGTCTGAAAAGCCTATAGACTTTGCATACGCTTTAATTTCCTTACGAGCTATATCAGCTTTAACTTCATCCTTAAACTCAGGAATCCACTCCTTGAGCTTTTGCGCTTCGTGGGCTAAATGTGNCTTTAGCTGTTCTTGCTGTTCTTGCGACTGCTGTTGAGCAATACGCTGTTTCTCAGCTTGAACTGCTTGCAATTGCTTTTCTCTCTCACTTCTCTCTGCGACCTTGATGGCATAGCCAATAGGGTCTGACTCTTTTAACTCGGCTAGATTCTCATTGTCAGTAGGCTGATTGAGCATCTGTTCGATTACTTNNAGTCTTTGAGCGTAAGTATCTCGCAACTGCTTTGCTTCTTCGATTCTCGCTCTTTCTGCTTCCACAGNCTTGCGAGTCTCAGCCAAAGCCTGAGTTTTCTTTGTGTAATCNTTTGTGCGACTGTAACCTTGNTGAAGCTCCTCTAAGGTGACCTCAATTTCTTCATTGTCTACTTTGACTTTGAATCGCTGTGGTTCTTNGGTTTCTTCTTCTTGGTACTCAGTTTCTTCTGCATTTTCATCTGTGTAGTCCTCTGAACCATCTTCGGCTGAATACTCAACTTCTTCTGATTCTTGNTGGTCTACCTCTGGTTGAGCTTNCGCTTCCTCAGTAGGTGAGTCCATCAAAGACAAAAATGCACTAGCTGCTTGACTTACAGTTACACTTCCTGAGTCAGGATTGGTGTTTTCACTCATTGTATTTACCTTTTAGGGTAGTTAAAAAATCTTCCANTTCTTAGCATTAATCTGCTTATCNTCTGCGATAGCTTGGATTGATGCCTCGAANTCNTCAATAGCTCNGAGTTTGATTAGGCTTTTCTCTCGAAACTCCACATCATTCTCATTACTATTGAATATGTTGTTTTTATACAACAGTTTTTGGTTTTCCACAAGCTCCATGAAAAACTCATCTGTTAAATAGGTATTTGCTCTTTCAGCTTTGTTCATAGGACATTCGGTATATTAGCTGTTGGACTTAACTTAGCACCAATTTGCATTAGCTTTTTAATTGGGCTTTCATATTCAAACTCTTGTTTGCTTCAGAGCCATCTGCTGTTCAAACTTNTCTCGCTCTAANTGCATCTGNGCTGCTGCCTTCTCTCTAGCCAATTGCATCTCTGCTTGAGCCTTCATCTGGTCAGCTTGGATTTGAGCTTGNACTTGAGCCATATAAGCCTGTACCTGTGGATCTTGTTGCTGTTCCCTTGGTTGAGCCATCTGTTGCAACTGCTCTGGGCTAATCTCTTTGAAGAACTCGCTTGAGTCTTTAAAGCCAGCAGACTCGATAAATCTACCCAAAGTATTGCGATACTGGGCTAGGTCTACCAATGGGTTATTAACTCCGATGGTCTTTAGGATTTCTTCTTGCTTACCTAAAACCATAGCAATCATCGTCATCTGCTCTTGTTTGTTACCTGTTCCAAGACCTACATTGATAGACATATCGAACTGGTTAGTCCACTCTCTAGGATCAATAGAGACATATTTGCCTCGTAAGCGAATCACTCTAGCCTTGTCTTGGTACTTGCACAGAAGCTGTAGAATCTTCTGGAACAGGTCTTTTACCCCAGTTTCAGCAAAGATTCGAGCAATCAATTCAATTCTACCTGCTGCTGCTGACTGCATAGCTGCAACTGCTGTCGCTGTAGTGTTTTGTAGAATGTCTGGGTTTAAACCTTGTTGAGCATCATTTACNCCAGTTCGCTTAGTCTGAACTACATCTAGATACTCAAGTAATGGGAATGACTGTGCAGCAGTAGCTGGAACTGTCAAAGGAACTACAGCNTNNGGGTTCTTCATGCGAACCACTCCATTAGCTGTAACGGTTAGCAAGTCATCTAGGTTTACTTGACCTTCAACAACACCCATTCTAGGGCTGTTAGTCATATACATATTGTCTAGAATCTGACGAGTAACAGTAGACTTAATCAACTGAATGTCCATTGAACGGTCTGCCAAGCTATGACCAAAGAACTTGTGTGGCATAGGAATAGGNCAGATTGAGCAGAATGGCACAAAGTCAATCTCTGTATCNTCTAGAATCTCGCTACCTGCATAGACTACCTTGCGAAGCTCTGCAATGCCATCNCCATCCATATCGACNTTGAGATAGCACTCATACACTTCAATATCTTGCATTGCTGGATCGAGTGTGCTGTTATCTACATCAGGGTTCTCACCATTACTATAGCGAGCAACTCTTTCCTGTGTGTAAGTTANGTCAGACCAGCTTGGTAAGTCATCAACAATCTTCTTGNTAAAGCCCATGCCNATTAACTCTGAGCGAGTAATGAGCCTTCTGTGAGCTACAAATGGAGANTCACCAATAGTACGAGCCTTCTTAGAGATTAAGAACTCCTCTGGTGGGACATTCTCAATAACTACTTTACCTGTCTTGTTNGTCTTTTTGACTGTGACATTGTATGCAAATACAGGAATAATCATACCTGTCATTGGGTCTTGGTAAGACTCCAACTCAATCTGCTCTTGCTTAGATACCTCAATAGAATCATCAGACAAAATCATTGTCAATTCTTCTTCATTAAGGTTCTGGTACTGTTCTTTAGTTACATCTACTACTTCATCCCAGTAGACTTTAACGATACCATTCTTCTGCAACAAGGCATCCTTGAACCAAGTGTGNANCAAAGATACACCATCATTGTCTCGGTTCATTACCCAGTTTACATACTCGGTAGCCTGTAAAGCCTTCTGCTCATCATCAAAAGATCTAGGCTCAAAGCGGACAATCTCGTCAGACTGAGTGAATACTCGCAATAATTGTGGCAATGCACCATCAACTACTTCAGCTACTTCACCAGTAACAATCTGNGAGCGACCTTCTACTTCGTTACCATACGGTTCACGNTTGTAGTATTCAAGAGCCTTAGANCNCTCATCNGTAGTGTCTGTTTGAATATAGCCNAGAGAGTTNTCAATCTCTGNNTCTAGTATTCCTTTGAGTTTTTCTTGATCCATTAGACGATCCATTTAGTGTTAATTTTAAGGGACTTATTCCATTCGTTAGGCTTNTCATCCAAGCCCTACNGCNACATACCGCCAAGCATCAGCAGCATGNGAATGTTGGTCATGCAAAGGTTTATCGCTAAACATCTTAGTATCAGGGTCTACAGCATATCTGTAGTGTCTTAAAGCCTGTAA